AGTTTGAATGAACCAAATCCCATTGACATGTAAAAACTTCGTCCCCCGATGAGTGCTGGGTTAACAGGCACTGCTGCAGCTCCTTGATCGGTAAACATTGGAACTGGTTGGATAAAAGTCAAGTTTTTTCCCCTTAATCGTGAGTAACTCCTTAAGACCGAACCTACAGCTACAGGCGCAGTCATGGGCGTTGGAGTTCGTAAGCGGTTCCTGTTCCGCCTGCCCCGTCTATTTCTCCTATTATTACGTTTAGACATTTTCATGGGACACATACCGTCCTCTGTACCTAAGATTCTCAATGTTATGCTGTCTCATAAACATGATCTCAGTACTAAGCTCCTCTAATGTAGATGCAGATCGATAAAACTTCTCAATCTCCAACTGGTCACAAATTGGCACATGGTAATAATCAGCAAATAGATTCCGACTTCTATTAGTTATTTCCACAGATTCAAACGTTTCTGTTTTCGCCAAATTGAGTAGATTCGCTTTCCAATACCAGGTTCCGGGTTCCAAGATGGTAATTCCTGGGCCTATTAATTCCATAACCTTCATTGCCAAGACTGAAGCAATGGGTGTATGTTTTCCTGTACAGTATAAGGACATAGCTTTGGCACGTAGGAGTGCTAGTTTCTTCTTCTTACGGGCATTGAGATAACCAGGGGCACAAGACCATGAAAGCCTGGCTATCTGCTCTGGACTAATGATCAATAACTTCTCTTCTGGGTCGAAGACATTGCCACAGAAGGATGTATGCCTAAGATCAGGTCCATACAACATCTTGATTTTAAATCCGAGTTGTTCGTAATCACTCGCTGTAAGGTGTTGGCCACTCATACCAAACAGCCCATCATCGCCCTCCACAAAGCCATCAACCTCAAAACCTTTGTCTTCCGCCATAAACAACATGTTCATTAGGTTCGAAAAACCATTTGCAAGAGATGTCCACATTTCGCCTGACATCCTCGCCCCCACACACTTACCAGTATAGTATTTAGATCTCAACCTCTCAACTCGCGGCTTCTTGATCTTACCCTTACGTACATAATAACACTTCATCACTGCATCCAAAATTTCAGGATTATTTTGCAGCATGTACCTCCAAAGTTGACACTCAACCACATCAACATATTCTGGTGAAAAACCACTCTCAAAAGATGAGTAATCCGTCTCCAAAATCACCTGCCATTTCTGTAATCTAGATAATTTCTCAGGGAGTTCAGTTATTGGGTCCCCCTTTACAAAATAGCGACTCGCTTCACTTTGGTGGAAAAGGGCTTTCTCTATAGCATGTATGTACGGTGCGACTTTGACCTTGAACCGGTCAGTTCTGGAGTTTATGAGCCGAACGTACTTCGGTCCTTCATAAAACTCTCTTTTTATGAAACTTTTGATCTTGTAATCATTCTCGCATAATGGACCTATGTTGCAGTGCCTCAGTGATTCAAAGCTTTCAGATAAAGACATCTTACGTTCGCCGGAGTAAGAATTATTATCTTGCAGCCAATCCTCAAAGAGGACTTCGTATGAATTTGATAAATTCTCCAGTGGTTGCAGATTATTCACCAACCACTTTTGTACAAACAAGCCCAAGGATCTGAGCTTGCTCTTATCCGGCTCAGGCATGTCAGGTACTATCCTTTTACGAAAACCAGCTCGTAACTCGTGAGAGTCATGAGGATTAGTTGCACATGGAACATCCCCCGAGCAGAAAAAGAGATTCTGTGAGTAAATCTTTTTCTCATGATGATCATCAGCTGAAAAGTCACAGTCAATAATATGACCATCTTTTTCAACCCTAGGCGTGAACTCTTCTGTCCGGACTGGTAGATCCAGCTCATACTGGTACTGCCATCCCTTCAATTCTCGAGTCACTTCGTGGCGCGTCCAATTAAAATATTCAATGTTCGGGTTTTCGCAGCGGGATTCTCTCTCAACACATCGAACGTCCAACTCACAGTGGACTCTATGCTGAGAAGAGAGTAACATGGTTGCTTCCATGGGAAGCGCAACCATGTTTAAAGTACCTCCTGAGACAGAGGAAAATGTTGGACTCTAAGGAGCCAGAATCCAACAGGTGTCAAACATTCTGCGACGTCTTCGACGACTCTCTCCTTTTCTTCGATCCAATCAACATCTTCCATGAGACTGATTGGAGGAAGCTCTCTGTTTGAACTGTGTAAAAATTGGTATATCACATTACAGGCAGTTGCATAGGTGTTGTCGCCTTCCACACGGTATTCATCACGGGTGGTCAGCACGTCCAGGACCTTGGGCAGGACACTTCGTCCCCAGTAGTAATTCTTCTCGCAACGGAAAACACGTCGGTGCAAGTCAACGCGGAATTTGCGGATACTGCTTTCTAAAAAACCAGTTAATCTACTGGCGCACTTAACGACTGTAGGTCGGTGAATCACAAAGATCCTTGTCATGGATTCAGTAGTTGTCTGTGTGTCCACATACTCGTGAGTCATTGATTCCTCGTCAAGTATTTTCTGTAGCATACCTTTTGCTGGTTCGCGATGCAATTCGGGTTCATAATTATAATAATCCTCCTCATCATTATCATCTATTGGAAACTCAATGGATGAATGTTTCATGCACATTCTATTGCATCTGGCTACAGTGCCAATGTTTGACAGCTTCTCTAAACCTGTAACAATTAGTTGCTCGGTGAAGATCTGACCCAGGTCCAGAAGCTTGCTTTTGTCGATTACTTTCTCTTTGACCAGTTTTAAATTCTGTTGGAACATATAATTAGCTCTATCTACTACCTCCCCCACTACACCCAACGTTTCGTGAAGGATTTGGCTTTTATGCCAATCAGGGTTGACCCCAAGACTGGCGTCGCTCACCAACTCTTTCGCTCGCCGGCAGAGATCACCAACAAGACTCCTGTCAGTGGCGGAATCAGCATCC